GAAGAATACAAAAAGGCATTTAAACCAAAAAGTCTCACCATAGAAAATGGTGAACTCACTATCGAAGAGAATTAAGCAGCTCTCTGTGCGTCATATTCACTGTATTCTAATGAAATGAAGTGAACGAATCCATCTTTGAATCCCCATCCTGGAGGAAGTTGCTGTAAAGAGCAGCGACAGAAGGGATGTTCACCACAAGCTGATGGTCTAGGCTCACCTCTTTTGTGATATCCCATAGAAAGTTCAGACATTTTCCATACTCTAGGAGTAACTTGATCATCGAGCATATGAAGTCGTAAGCATTCCTTACAAGTTGCCCCGTCCCTAACGATTACAAAAAATACAGTTGGGTCTTCAATGCCTTCTTGTTTTGATCTATCTACTATTTCCATAGTATGACCAAGATTTCGTGTTTTTGTAGATTCTGCTTCCGCAATAAGCTTCATGTCGCTTCGTGCTTTTTTCATTGCAGCCGCGATAATTTCAGATACCTGATTAGCGCCCACATGTGAATTGTTGGCTTTTGCCTCCCTGATTAAGGAGTCCACAGCCGTAACAACATTTGAGCTTGTCTTGCTTTTTAGGCCCTCGATATACCCATGAGAATTAGCAAGAACAGATTTAAGGACATCTTTATCATAATGATTAAGCTCCTTATTGTTCATGGCTTGCAAGAATAGATTTGCTAGGCTGAATTTTGGAGTGGCACTAAAATATGGAGATTTATTCCTTAGTTTTGGGATATTGCCAAGAAATTGATACGCTAAAGCATCAAACATCTTCTCGATCGCAAAGGAAATCGCTTCCTTGCCAGAACTGCTTATGCCCCACATAAAATTAACCTTTTAACAAATTCTCAAAATTTAAAGTTTTTATGATAGTTTCTGAAGCTTTTGTTTCTTCGTCTTGAAAGCTTTTCATGAGTGCTTCAACGATCTTCTCTTGATCGTTCAGAGCTTTTTTGCCATGCTCACTAAGGTTTTTGTTTGCGCCCTTACCGATGGTGAATTTTGGCTTCATTGCTTTTGCAATACCACTAATAGCGTTTTCGGCTTTTTTCATTTCAACCAGACTCTTCATTGAATCTAGGGTTTTCTTCATGTCAGCGTATCCAGCAGAAGCAGGATCTTGTTTATTTACCATGGATTCCAAGGTACTGATGTGTTGGTCCATCTCAGAACCTGAACTATCCGGTCCTGCCGGATTGTTGGGATCTTGTTGCTCTTGACCTGGCTGTCCTTGACCTTGCATTTGAGCCATTTGTTGCTGCTGCATCTGAGCTTCTTGAGCTTGTTGTTGGGCTTGTTGAACTTGAGCTTGTTGGGCACCTTGTTCAAATCCAAGACGAAAGGAAACATCTACTGCGTCCATGAACTTTAATTTCAGATCCTCGTACTTTAATTTATAATCTTGATTTTTCATGTTTAATCCTCTTAATTCTTAAAACTAGCAGCTATTTGATATAAAATCCAAAAAGCTATGCCAACCAAAGCTGCGACACCTAAAGTACATCCTAAAAAATATTCACAAAACTTAAAGAATGTCATATTAGTCCTCGTCCTCTTCTAACATATCAAAAATTAACATTTTCAACAAATCAAATGAATGTGGTCTCGGAGCGAACATGGCAGCTACTGCATTTGGTGCAATTTGAGCCATAAGCTGCATTGACTGCAATGCAAATGGGTCACGCTTGAAACGCTGCATAGGATCCACGAAAGCCGCAGGACTGCCCATAAAGCGTCCTTTGACTTGACCAACATCTAAATATTTGTCCCAAAGAAGCTGAATACGTTCGTTAAATGGTACTTCGCCTGCCATTCCTACACCGATGGTAGGTTTATCGACGTAGTTTAAAACTTCGTCATAAGTCATATGGGTAGGCTGATCTTGTTGTAAACGAGTAGATTCTTGCTCTTTAGATTCAGCGTCTAGACCAGCAATTTTGAATACTACGATCTTAGCAAGGATCGGATCAATAATTGGGATCAAACGTTGATTGAAGAATGTTTCAAGGTGCTGAATGATTGGTACGAAACCAGAATCACGGGCAGCCTCAAGTTTAAACTCGTTATTTGACTCACTTAATGTTTGACTATTAGAGCCTTTGCTCAAATGGCCATAACCAGGAAGTTCGTCTGGAGACATTTGGAAGGTCGCAAGAATGTTACGGGCAATCTGATCGTAAATGAACTCAAATGAGTCATCTGCCTTATCACCTGCGAATGACAACCAATCAATTTTCTCTGTTGGAGAAATACCCATCAAAGGAGTGCGGAATGAGTTTTGTACACCATTGATACTTGCTTGGAATTCTTGTCTAAATTTTTCGAGTGTTGGAGAATCAACGTCATCAGAAGTAATTACCAATGCTCCACGAGTAGCACGACCGTTTTGAAAATAAAGACGTTTCCAGGTATCAATACTAATATGGGTAGTAATTGAAGAAATCGCAGTTTCGATTGGTGGTACCGGATAACCATTCTTTTCAACGTCAGTGCATGGATAGAAATCGTGCATAAGCAATTCTTCATGGGTGAAGTATTGTTTTGCGATACCTTCTACTTGTTGACACCAAGCATATTTATCTTCTCTGAGTTTATCCCAGTCAATTTTGATCTTGTCACCGGTAATACGCTCAAGTTCTTTAACAGCTAGAATACGGGTATTAATACCAGCTTGCTCACCATTACGAACGGTTTTGTAAATAGTACCAGAATCGATCGGGCGGAAACGGTTAAATGGAAATCTACCGTTATCATCTGGATCAGATTCACGGTCATAAATAACTTCTGTACCCATCCAACCAAATGTAAGGGCGTTTTCTACTGAGAGGGCCAAATATTGCCCCAAAGTCATTTTTTGTTGGTTTTCAAGACCTTCCGTATGACCGCAATTCAAGAGAATAGTTTCGAGACGTTTAATACGTTCTGTAACTTTTTCGAATTGTTCTGTATTTAAAAGTTTGTAGAATTCAGGTTTGATTTTGATCTCAATACCTTTATCGAAACGATCGGCACGTTTCTTTCCAAATTGGCTAATTTGACCAGCGCGGGTTCTTAAGATAGCGGCAACCAAGTGATCCTGCACTCGGACCATCTTAAGGATGTCGTCTGGAATTTCGTTTCTCTTTGATTTAACTACACCGGCATATGCATCGTTATAGTTAGGGCTCTCCATGAAAGCAAGGGCTGGAGCCCGTTCAGTAGCTTTACCAAGCGAATCGTCTAAGGCTTTTTGTAATGGTACAATTGTAGTGGAGTCTTTTTTGAATTGAGCAAGGGGATCCATGTTCACTTCGTCAGAAAGCTCAAGTGTCATTGGTTTTTTAATTGCCGACTGTTCTTTATTTTCTTCGCTCATAAATTAACCCATCGACGCTAAAAAGACGTTGGCTGTAGAGGCGCTCATATTTGTTACAGAAAGCGCATAGCAAGGTCCGGCCATAAAGAATACTGCTGGCTGAGTTATTCCATTGACTTGGAATGGATTCAGAACCATAGCTTCTCCATTGTTATATATCACAGAGATTTGTTGGTCTGTTTCGAGGTAGATAAATGCAGCGGGTGCATAGAAATTAATTCCAACGTTTCCACTGACTGTAGCTGCCTGAGACATAACGAGAGGAGTAGCTTCAGTAAAAGCAGAGAAGGAAATGGTTGCATCTCCAGTACCGCTAACTAGAGTGAGCGTTCCAGAGGCATTAGGAGCCGCAGTTCCAGTGGTTACAAGAGTCGTGCCAGAAGCAATTGTAGAGCTTACGGTGAAATTTTGTCCACCATTGCTGTATACGGCTCCTGCAGTGGCATTTGCAGAGCTTACGGTAAAGGTAAATTGACTAGTGCCAATAGAAACAACAGTAGTCCCAACTGGGATTCCGCTGCCCACGATAAGGTTGCCCAAAGCGATCCCGACAGTAGACCCTACTACGGTCATATTAATTGTGCTATTTAGAGTATTGGTGCCGGAATTAGTAGGAGTGGAAAATGGGTACTGAATGGCATTTCCTACCGTTACGCCAGGAAGTACTTGAATTTGTTGACTATTCTCCACATTAAATGGAATTCCATTGATCTCCCTCAGCCATTTAAAGTTATTTCTGGATGGGGCAGTAGTTGGAAGTAAGTCAGCGTAACTATTGAGATAAAATTGTAGATTGGTTTTCATTAGATAGACCTCTTAGTAGTTAAGATTGCTATAAAATATAGGAAAAGGTAAATTTTCTAAATTTTTTCCGCTCACCTCTAAGAACCCGATGTATGGCCTCATCTTTTGTTCCGAAATGTTTGGCCGCTTCCCGTATGGATTCCCATTCTTGGCCAGTCTCGTTGCACTTTATAGGTCTTTTTTTTGTTCATTTATTTTTTCATATAATCCCGTAAGATCATAACTGTCCAAAGATCTTATTTTTCTCGTTCTAACAATTTTATTTTTCGAACGACTTGGATTGATGTATGAAAAACTTAATCCCCTAAACGTATCGCGAATACCCCTTAAAATTCTATAAATAGATTGAGATTTTACTCCAAAATAAGCTGCGCATTCTTTTGTCGATTCCCATATTTGTCCCGTTTCGTTACATCTAATTGGCTTTTTGTGTTTTTGGGCACGAGACTCAATGCTTTCTTTATTAAATTTTGCACAATCCCCGCCAGAAGTTAGGTTGTATCCGTTTGGAGCTACCGTATTGAGTAAAATTATCAACTTACTCTCTTCTTTATTTAAAATGTCTTTTAATTCGCTCTTATTCTCAGATCTCGCAGAGAAAAGTGTTTCTATCGTAAAATTACTTCTCCCATATGTGTTTATAGCGCTCAATAGATACTTGCAATGACTATGTTTTGCGCAATGAGAATTAAATCTAACGTGGAGAGGCTGTGTCGTTTGACCCACATACATTTTGCCGTTGATTTTATTGGTAATTTTATAAATACATCCGCCAATCATACTCTTAAGATTGTATCAGAAATTAAAGTGAAAACTACCTCTTTTTCCGGTACCACCCTTTTTAGTGGATTTCCCTAGAGCC